AACTCGCCAAGACTGTAACCACAGATGAACAAATAACAACTGCTATTGCAGGGGTAACAAAAGAGTTCATCGAAATCATTGAAAGCTACGGCGACAGCCGTGCGACAGAAGCCCAACAGACAGCCGTACAAACCTATGAAACCAAATACGGTCTGAAAGACGGGCAAAAGATTGATAACGGGGGCGGCTCTCAGGGCGGTCAGCAAGGAGGAACGCAAACCGTTCAGACACAATCCGCAGGGGGCGAGCAAGTTCCGGCTTGGGCACAGGCTCTTATCGAAAGCAACAAGACGATAACCGAGCGTTTGAACAAAATGGATGGAGACCGTACAACTGCAACCCGCAAGCAACAACTTTCCACAATCATTGAAAAACTGCCTGAAAATCTACGTAAGGCTTACGAGCGCACACCTGTTGACGGTCTAACCGATGAACAGTTCAACACGCTTGTCGGCGAAATCACTACCGAAGTGGACGGCATTGTCAATGACACACGGGCAAAAGGGGCTGTTTTCGGAAGACCTGCCGCACAGAACGGCGGTTCATCAAGTCAAGGGAACGAACTGACAAAAGAGCAAATAGAGGCTATATCACACCGTGATAACAAGCCCGCTGACGGTCAGCCGTTCTAATGTTTAACATTCAAAATTTACCAAAATGGGAATGACAGTTCAAAGACGTAAGGACACCCGCACCCCCCGTGTCTTTATGCACAAAGTAGCGGATATTCGTGGCGGTGTTTCGGTCAAGGTTTCTGAACTCGGCGGCGATTTTCTGAATGAGGGCGCAGTACTAAGCGCACCCGACAACGGCATTTGCCACGCTGTGAAGATTGCCGTTCTGTCGGCAGAAGCGACAGATACCGCAACTGACATCAAAGTAAATAAAGGTCACAATTTCAAAGTAGGCGATTTCGTCATGGCTGATGAGGGCGGCAAGGCTTACGCTATCACATCTATTACAACCACAGAGAAAACCCATGACACAATCAAGGTCGGAACCACTCTCGGCGTGAAGATTGAGAAAGGCGGCTTTATCATTGAAGCCGCAGCGGAATCGGCAGAGAAAACCTCAAAACTGAAATACACCCCGCTTTCACTTGTCGGAACAGGCAAGCCCATCGTGCAAAACTCAAACCTTGACACGGACGCTTGGCTTATTGGCGTGACAAAGGGCAACCCGCTTCCTGAATGCGTGATGAAACACCTCAAAGGTATCATAAACTATTAATCGTAAGTAATTTATGGGAACTATTGTAAATACAATGATTCAGGGTTTGACCGAACAAATGGTTCAAGCCCGTCTGAACTCGGCTGACGCTTCGGGCTTCCTTTTCGGGAAACACTTCCCCGTTAAGAAAGTCAACGGCTTCAACTGGAAAACCTTAACGAACCAGCTTGAAAAGAAGAATGTCGCCGCCGACCTGCATACCGATAACGGAACTATCATGCGTAAACGCCGCCCGATATTCGAGAGCGCACGTGGAGATATTCCGTTTATCTCTATCAGCCGTGAACTTTCACGTTCTGAAATCAAAGATTATCAAACGGCTTTGGCTTTCGCTCAGGATGAAGATGCGACCAAACTTGTTGAATATTGGGGCAATGATGTTGACTTCTGTTTCAACGGCGTTCAGTCTGAGGAAGAATACATTGCATGGAAACTTGCTTCAAACGCTGGCGTGCTTAAATTCACAACCACCACGAACGCAACCTATGCCAATGAATTTGACCTTGACTATGACGTGGATGATGAGATGAAAACCAAATCATCCGTTGATTGGAACAGCAAGTCAACTGCTGACATTATCGGCGACCTTGCTAAATTCGTGAAGTTGGGTAAGGAGCATAACCTGAACTTGAAGTACGCTTTCATCAATTTGGATGAACTGTACAAAATCTGTTCTGCGGAACAAATTATTAAACAGTGCGCTTCTTTCGCCGCCAACGCCCTCGGTATCTCTCAAACACCTGACTTGGCTGCTGTAAATACCATGCTCGCAAAACAAGCATGGCTGAACGGTATTCAACTGCGTGTTATCGACCAAACCATCACCCGTGAATTTTCAGACGGTTCACAGACTTCTGGCAACCCGTTTGAGAACAGCCGTATGATTTTGTCAGAAAGTGAAATACTCGGTTCCACGCAGTATGACATTCTTCAGGAAAATGAAGAAACAATTCTGAGAGCCGTGCGTGCCCATACAGTCGTGAAGAAGTACGGCACGATTGAGCCTAAGAGCGAGGTTACAATCGGTCAGGCTGACGCTATTCCCGTATTTGATACGGCTTACCGTAACATCTACGTGAGAACGGACGCACAAGATTGGGATTAAAGACGGTTGACCTATGGCAAAAGTTATCGAAGCATTGAAAGGGCTGAACTCGTACCCCGTTCCTCTCCGCACGCTCGTTGAAACAGCGGAGAAACGGGGGCTGAACCTTGACACGGAAACGACAGCGGAAATCCTGAAAGGAAAGGCATACAACCTTGCCGCCGCTGACATCTTTCTGTGGCTGTCTTTCGCCCCTGACGTGTCTCAGGGCGGTCAGTCCTATTCATTCACGGACGAACAAAGAACGCAACTCCGCAATCACGCTAAAGCCTTGTACAAAGACTTTGACGATGACAGCGGCAGCGCAAACAAACCTATTTACGGATATAAAGGTTCTCGGCTATGATTATTCAAAACGGAACAATCGAATTCAAGACAAAGACAGCGGGCGGGATTGACCCTGAAACGGGTTATCCCGTCAAACCGTCTTCCGTGGCATGGGGCGAACCTGTTCCATGTCAATTCAAGGCGAAGAAGTTCAACCAACTCGGAATTATCAAGGGGGAACACTTCACAGTGGCTTCCTATGAAATCCTGATTGAAGAACAGCCCGTTCCATCGGAACAGCTACGCTTGAAAGACTTGTCAGGAAAAGAGATTGGCACGTTTTCAATCATTCAGGCAGAACCGCTTGAAGCCGTGTGCGAAGTAAGAATTTTGGTCTAAAGCGATGTGCGGCTGTATGTCGGCTTTTCTTTTTCAACCCGGTCAAACATACCAATAAGAAAAGTAAACGCCACATGCGCCGATTTCGCAAAAAATAACTGAGAAGAATATGCCTATCACACAACTAACACCGATGTCGGAGATTGACAGATACACGGAACAGCAGCTTGAAAGGCTGAAACAAGTTCTTATCCGAAACCTGATGTATATCGGGGAGACAGTCTTGAACAGGGCACGTTCAACCAATTCTTACAAAGACCGCACGGGCAACCTGAGAAGTTCAATCGGCTACGTTATCACGGTTGACGGGCGAATAATCCATTCATCCAGCTTCCAAACCGTGAAACAAGGCAAGGACGGTTCTTCAAAGGGGGCAGCGTATGTGAAAAGCCTCGCAAGAAAATTCCCGCAGGGGATTTGCCTTATTGTCGTGGCTGGTATGAACTACGCTTCTTATGTGTCCGCAAAAGGGCTTGACGTTCTTGACAGTTCAGAACTTCTTGCCGAGCGTCTTGTACCGCAAATGTTGAAGCAACTCGGATTTCATTAAACAGAATTTATATGGCTAAGACTTCAAAACAGATTCAAGGGGATGTGTACCGACTACTGCAAGACAGCGTTCTTTCGGGAATGATTTCAGGCGAGGTTTACAGAAGCGGTTACCGCCCACGTGACAGTAACAGAGAAGATGCGGTGGTAATCTTCACAACGGGCTTGCCTGACGAAGTTCAGACAGGTGTCGTTACCGTGAATATCTATGTACCCGATACTGACTTGTACGGAAACGGAGTTCTCGTTGAAGATGGTCAACGGACAGAAGAAATTGAGCGTCTCGCCAATGATTGGGTCAACAGCCTGACCGCCGATAAGTCCTGTTATAAATTCAGGCTTCAACAAACCATTTACACGGAGGCTGAACCTGACATCAATCAGCATTTCATCGTTGTGAAACTTCATTACGAGTTCTTCGGCAGCGATGATGCGCCTCTAAATATCAAATAAATTGTAGAACATTAAAAACGAAGAAGTTATGGCAGTTTTATCATGGGGTAAATGTAAGATTGAAACAACCCCGTCAACAAATGGCGCACCCACTTCCCCGGAGGCTTGGAAAGCCCTTGACACGCCGAAAGAAGACACAACGAAAATCACCCCCACGGCGGGAACCGAGAAGACCGCCACAGAGGAGGGCGGCGAACTTGTTGATGTCCGTTACGGAAAGAATACTTATACACTCGAATTTGACATGTTTGTCAAAAAAGGTACGGAACGCCCGTTTGAAGACAATGACGGGTTAATCGCAGGAGAACACGCTTTCCGCATAACTCCCGAAGACGAAGAATGCGAGGGCGCACAGATTGACCGTTCCGTGGTTCGTTGTGATGAAAGCTATTCAACCGCTGACGGTAAAATGCTTCATTACGTTGCACGTTGCCTGAAACCCAAGACGGGCAAAACCGTTAAGCCTTACACAAAAGGGAGTGAGTAAGAATTTTCAGCGGGGTTGATACACTGGTTTATCCACCGTGAAGCCTGAACGCATTTCCCGGTTGCATGTCGGTTCGATTCCGACCCCCGTCTCTAATCATAACTTAGAAATTCGTCAGATATGAATAAGACAATAGAACAAACGGTTGCTGAAACCATCCTTGAACAACCTTTTGAAGTCAAGGTAGGCGAAAAGTCATATCAGGTTGCCTCCGCAAGCACGGCAACCCTCATACTTGTCTCAGAAGCGATTTCACAACTTCCACATATTGCGCTTGACACGGAGAAGGTCGTTGAAGAAACATTATCCGTAGCGAAAGACTGCCGTATTCTCGGAGATATAGCGGCTATTCTCATTCTTGGTGCAAAGAACATCACAGAAAAGAAAAAAGTTCCGCAAATCAAAGAAAAACGGTATCTGTGCGGGCTTATTCGCCGACCATACACGGTTGAAGTTGAAATTACCATTGACAAGAAAGCGGAACTCGCAAAAGAGCTTCTTGAAGATGTCTCCCCGAGGGAACTGAACCTGATTGTAAGCCAAATCTTATCAAGAATGCAGATAGCCGATTTTTTCGGGCTTACCACTTTCCTTGCAGAACTCAATCTTCTTCATCCGAGGAAAGTGGAGAACTAAATGACAGCATTTGGGCTGTCGTAGGCGGTTTTGCAAAAGGCTACAATCTGACCTTTGACTATGTTTTGTACAATATCAGCTATACGAACATGATAATGTACGGGGCTATTCTCCCGACATACGATAAAAAGAAAAATGACGGAAAAAAGGATGAAGGACAAAAAGTTATCAAGGCAGATGACCCAAGAAACAAAGAAGAAGTAAGGAAATTTTTTGAAACCTGTGATTAAAGGCAGAAACAATGAACAACGATAAAGGAAGACTGAATTACGGTGTCGGGCTTGACAACTCCCAGTTAAGGGTAGGAGTAGCCGAATCACGGCGTTTGCTCCAAGGCATAGGGCAGACAGCGGTTGACGAAGGCGCAAGGATTGACGATTCATTCAAAAGAATCGGCAGGACTGTCGCAGGCGTGTTTGCCGTGTCTCAGATAAAAGATTTCATCACGCACGTTGCGACTGTCCGTGGAGAATTCCAACAGCTTGAAATCGCTTTCAAAACCATGCTCGGCTCTGCGGGTCAGGCAGATGTTTTGATGACCCAGCTTGTCAAGACAGCCGCCACAACTCCGTTCGGTCTGAAAGACATCGGTCAAGCCGCAAAACAGCTTCTTGCATACGGTGTCGCCGCAAATGACGTGAACAGCACTTTGATACGCCTCGGGGACATCGCCGCCGGGCTTTCAATCCCTATCAACGACCTTGCCTATCTGTACGGAACGACAATGGTTCAAGGACGTTTGTACACACAAGACCTGAACCAATTCTTGGGGCGTGGTATTCCTCTTATGGAAGAACTCGCAAAACAGTTCGGCGTAGCTGAAAATCAGGTCAAACAACTTGTAGAAGACGGAAAAGTCGGATTCCCCGAAGTTCAGAAAGCCATTGAGAACCTGACCAACGAGGGCGGTAAGTTCGGCGGTCTTATGGAAGCTCAGTCAAAAACAATCACAGGGCAGATTTCAAACATTGAGGACGCAATCGACACAATGTTCAATGCCATAGGTCAGTCACAGGAGGGGGTAATAAACACCTCTCTTGGTCTTGTCTCAACCCTGATTGAGAACTGGGAAACAGTCGGTAACATCCTTTTGACAATCATCGCTACATACGGGGCATATAAAGCCGCCGTTATCGCTGTCGCAGCCGCACATAAATTGATGAACATTTGGGGAACTGTTAGTGCTTTTCTGTCTCTAACAACCTCTATACGTTCAGCCAAAGACGCTATGTTGCTTTTCAACATGGCTGTAAAAGCAAATCCGCTTGGTTTGGTTCTGTCTGTTCTTGCAGCCGCCGTGACAGCTTTCCTTGCTTTCAGAAAATCAACGGACGAAGCCGCTGACGCTCTGAAAAAGGAACGTGAGGAAGCCGAAGCGTTCAACAAACAGGTTAGCGAATCAGCGGGCAAAGCCATTTCAACGTATAAACGTCTTCAAGACGAATACAAGAAATGCAAGTCAGCCCATGAAAAGCGTGAGTGGATAAAAGAAAGTCAGACGAAGTTCAAAGAATTGGGAATTGCCGTCAACAGCGTCAATGATGCTGAAAACATCTTTGTCAAGAACACTTCCTTGATGATGAAAGCATTTCAGAAACGTGCGGAAGCCGCCGCATGGCAATCCCGTCTTGATGAAGCCTACGCAAAGAGGGTTGAACGCCAAATGGCTCTTGAAGACCAAATGGATAAGATTCAGGCGGGAAGCAAAGTGCCGGGATATTCACACACGACACAAGGAGGCTATGAATACGTTGACCGCAACGGAGCATGGGTTTACACCGAGGCAGGTGCGAGAAAAGCCCGCGAAGCGTTCAAACAGACAATCGCCAATGACCCTGTTCTGAACGAAATAGACGCTCGTATAAACAAGTATTCCGAGAAAATGACCTCTGTTTCATCTGACTTTCAAAAACTGTTTGAACAAGCGGGTACAAGCCAGAAGACAACGCAGGAAAAGAACGAGGAAAAGAGACTCGCTAAAGAACAGCAAAAAATCGCCGATGAAACAGCCCAACGCACGGCTAAAATCAAGGAGTATTCAGCAAAGGTTTCAGAAGCAGTTTCACAAGCCGAGATAGACATCCGTCAGGCTCAAATCAACGAACTTGAAGACGGTTATGAAAAGACCGTTGCGCAGGTGCAGTTGAACTATGACCGCCTTATCGCCGAGAACGATAAACGGGCGCAGAAAATGATTGAAGACCTGAAAGACAAAAAAGTGCTTGAATGGCTCAATCAGAACCCGAAAGCGACAAAGGAACAACAGCTTGAATACCGGGCTTCCTTGAACCTGACAACCTCTGACCTTTCTTCCGAGCAGCAAGCAATGTTAAAGTCTTATGCCGAAGTTGCAAGGCAGATTCAAGTCAAAGGTAACAAACAAGCCCTTGACGATATGATGAAAGACATTCTGACCTATGAACAGCAACGTCTAAAAATAACAGAGGAATACGAGAAAAAACGTGAAAGCCTCTATGAAACAGATAAAGACGGCAACAAGAAGCTCCGTAAGGGTGTCACACAAGGAAACGTGGACGAACTGAACCGTGCTGAACAGGAAGCCTATAAAGGCATAGACGAACAGTTCGCACAACGTGAAGAAACGTATCAGGCATGGTGCGATGAAATAGCGGAACTAACCCTTAAACAGTTGAAGAATGTATTAGCGGAGGCAGAAAAGGAACTTGCCGAACTTGAAAAGAACGGCGGGTCTTCTGATAAAATCGCTGTTGCCCGTGCCAAAGTCGCAACAGCCAAAAAGAATGTTGAGAAAGCACAGGCTAAAAATGATATAAATCCCGGCAAACGCTCAATCAAAGAATGGGAGGACTTGTACAAGACGCTTCAAGAATGTGAACGGGAGTTTGAGAGCATTGGCGACACGGTCGGCGGCGTGGCAGGCGAAATCATTTCAACGGCTGGCAGCATCATGACCGCTTCTCTGTCAATGATAAACGGTATTGTTCAGCTTGTGAATATGTCTGCCACCGGTATTCAGGGAACAGCGACAGCGG